AGTATTATTGTCACAATTGCAATGCTACAAGATCTGTTGAGAACTTCTTAAAAGAATTTGCACCTAACTTAGCTCAAGAATATAAATTAGAAGTGATGAAAGAAGGAGTGAACGGTATAACAGAGTCTGATATGACTGCGTTTGAAAGTAAGCCTAAGTTCACAACATCACTAGGTAAGAAACCTTTTAAAGAACTACAAGCTATCTCTCAACTTAAAGATCTGAGACACCCAGCAAAGCTATATATTAGTGGTAGAAAAATTCCTAGCAACTTGCACTACAAGATATTTTATACAGACAATGGATACTCTTGGGCACGCAAGTGGTTACCAGAGAAATTTACTAAAGATTTTGATGGTAGAGATCCGAGAATAGTTATGCCATTATGTGATAAGAATGGCAAATGTTTCGGAGCAGTTGCAAGATCAATATTACCTACTGCACAGAGATATCTAAAGATGTCCTGGGCTGATGAGTCTGGATTTGTATATGGTTTAGATACTATAGATACAGATAAGACTGTATATGTACTGGAAGGACAATTTGATAGTATGTTTCTTCCTAATAGTGTAGCATTAGGTAGTATGCATTTTGATTTGATTAAGAAACACTTACCAAATGAAGATGTAGTCATTGTTTTAGATAATGAACCTCGAAGTAAGAGCAATATTGATCAACTGATAAGAGCAGAGTCAAGAGGGTATAAAGTTTGCGTTTGGCCTCACCATATTGAACAGAAAGATATTAATGATATGGTGGTTGAAGGAATGGATCCTATCGATATAAAAGCGATAATAGATGGCAATACATATAGCGGATTAAAAGCTAAATTAGCCGTCAGAGTCTATAGTAAAGCATAAAGATAAGTACTATGGGTCACATAAATTCAAGGAGTCAAAAATGCACGAATATCGAGTTGAAATTAAAAGAGTGGTTGATGGCGACACAGTGGATGTCGACATTGATTTGGGGTTTGGAATCTGGATGAAAGGAGAAAGAGTGAGGCTATTCGGCATAGACACTCCGGAGTCACGAACAAGAGATTTAGAAGAAAAGAAGTACGGATTGGCAGCTAAAGAATACTTAAAAGAAAAGCTAGCTAGTGGTACTCCATTTTTAAGAACATTTAAGGATGGCGTTGGAAAATACGGAAGAATTCTTGGAGAATTCTGGGTCGAAGAGACCTCCGTAGAGTCAGAGGATGTGGGAATTAAAACCAATATCAATCAAATGATGATTGAAGAACATCACGCAGCTCCATACCACGGACAATCAAAAGAGGATATCGCAGAGATACACTTAGAGAACAGACAATATATTAATGTATAAGGTGAATAATGGTAACGGAAATCTCCATTGTCAAGAGAGATGGGCGTAAAGAGCCGCTCGACTTAGATAAACTACACAAGGTAATCTTTTTCGCATGTGAGGGACTCACGGGAGTCTCTGCATCTCAAGTAGAGATTAATTCTCACATATCATTCCAAAGTGGTATGTGTTCAGAAGACATCCAAGAGACTATGATCAAGGCAGCAGCTGATCTTATCTCTGAAGAAACTCCCAACTATCAATTAGTAGCAGGAAGGCTGATTACATATCACTTGCGTAAGCAGGTGTATGGCCAGTTTGAGCCTCCTGTGCTATTAGATGTGGTAAAGACTAACATCTGCAATAAGATGTATGATCCACAATTGACTAAATGGTATAGTCAAAAAGAGTGGGATCTAATGGAGAAATGGATCGACCATAGAAGAGATGAGAACTATACCTATGCTGCTATGGAACAATTCAGAGGCAAGTATCTTGTCCAGGATAGGTTCACTAAGAAAGTATTCGAAACGCCTCAGATAGCATTAATGCTAATAGGTGCCGTACTGTTCCATAACTATCCACAAGACACTCGTATGCAGTGGGTAAAGGACTTCTACGACGCTGTAAGTAAATTTGAGATATCATTACCAACTCCAGTCATGGCTGGTGTTAGAACGTCGATTAGACAGTTTAGCTCCTGTGTATTGATCGAGTCTGGGGACTCATTAGATAGTATCAATGCATCAGCGGCTGCAATAGTTAAGTATGTATCTAAAAGAGCAGGCATTGGTGTAGGTGCTGGGTCGATAAGAGCTATTGGTTCAAGTATCAATGGTGGTCATGCTACACATACAGGAGTCATTCCTTTCTTTAAACATTTCCAATCAGCAGTAAGGTCTTGCTCACAAGGTGGAGTAAGAGGAGGAGCTGCTACATTATACTATCCTATATGGCACTATGAAGTAGAGGATCTGTTAGTATTAAAGAATAGCAAAGGGACAGAAGACAATAGAATAAGACATATGGACTATGGAGTACAATTTAATAAGGTATTCTATGAGAGACTAATGAGTGGTCAAGAGATCACATTGTTCTCTCCAAGTGATGTACCAGAACTCCATGAGCCATTCTATACAGATGTAGATAAGTTTAGAGAACTATACGAAGCAGCTGAAAGGAAGACATCTATAAGGAAGAAGAAAGTATCAGCAATAGAACTATTCTCTTCTTTCATGCAAGAGAGAAAAGATACTGGTAGGATATATCTAATGAACGTGGATCATGCTAATGAGCATGGATCATTTAAAGAAGACTTAGCTCCAATAAGACAGAGTAATCTATGTTGTGAGATAGACTTACCTACTAAACCATTAAACAGTATAGATGATCCAGCTGGAGAGATAGCTCTATGTACACTTGCTGCAGTCAACTGGGGAGTGATAAAGAAACCATCACACTTCAGAAAGCCAGCAGAGTTATTAGTTAGAGCATTAGATGAGCTATTAGACTATCAAGACTATCCTGTGTTTGCAGCTGAGAGAGCTACAAACAACAGAAGGCCTTTGGGCGTAGGTATCATTAACTTTGCATATTGGATGGCTAAGAATGATATGACATACACTAAGCCAAACTTAGAGATGATAGACAAATGGGCAGAGCATTGGTCATACTATTTGATTAAAGCATCTAACGAGTTAGCTAAAGAGAAAGGAGCATGTAGAATGTCATACCAAACTAAGTATGGTTCTGGTATTGTTCCTAAAGACACATATAAGAAAGAAGTGGATGAATTAGTTGATAGGAAACTATCATGTAATTGGGATAAGTTATCAGAAGACTTAAAAGAACATGGTATTAGAAATAGTACACTAATGGCATTAATGCCTAGTGAAACTTCTAGTCAGATATCTAATGCAACTAATGGCATTGAGCCACCTAGAGCATTAGTATCAATTAAACAATCAAAAGATGGTGTACTTAAACAAGTTGTTCCAGGAATATTCCACTTAAAGAATAAGTATGAACTACTATGGGATCAGAAGTCACCAGAAGGATATTTGAAGATATGTGCTGTGCTACAGAAGTATGTAGACCAGGGTATCAGTGTTAATACTTCATACAATCCTATCTTCTATGAAGATGAGAAGATCCCAATGAGTACACTACTTAAAGATGTACTTACATTCTACAAGTATGGTGGTAAGCAATTATATTATTTTAACACTTTCGACGGAGCTACTGATGGAGTCGAAGAACCAGCTCATCCTTATATAGGACAGGATGATCCATTAGATGATGAGGATTGTGATTCATGCGTTCTATAAGCAAAAGTAAAAAGTCGCACTTAAATAAAAAGATGTTCTTTGATGATGGAGTTGACATAGCCAGATATGATGTCGTTAAGTATCCACATATTGAGAGAATAACAGACAAGCAATTAGGATTCTTTTGGAGGCCAGAAGAGGTAGATATCCTACGTGACGCTAACGACTTTAAATTACTAACAGAATCAGAGCAACATATATTTACAAGCAATCTAAAAAGACAAATCGTTTTGGATTCAGTTCAGGGGAGGTGTCCAAACTTAGCGTTTCTACCACTCGTGTCACTCCCTGAACTGGAGACCTGGATTGAAACCTGGTCTTTCTTTGAGACCATTCATTCCAGGTCTTACACTCACATCATAAGGAACATATATCCAAACCCCAGTGATGTGTTCGATAACATAATGAACGTAGATCCAATAACAGAATGTGCTGATGATATTAGTAAGCACTATGATGAACTAATGAGCATAACAGAGAACAGTAAGAAGTATGGTTCGTATGATCATAAGAAAGCATTGTGGTTAGCACTTAATGCTGTTAATGCATTAGAAGGTGTTAGGTTCTATGTGTCATTTGCATGCAGTTGGGCATTCGCTGAGTTGAAGAAGATGGAAGGTAATGCTAAGATCATCAAGTTTATAGCAAGAGATGAGAATACTCACCTAGCAGCTACTCAGCAGCTGATAAAACTATTACCAGGTGATGATAAAGATTTTAAGAAGATAGCAGTTGAGTGTAGAGAAGAAGTACTACAGTTGTTTAAAGATGTTATCAAACAAGAAAAAGAATGGGCAGAGTATCTATTTAAAGATGGATCCATGATAGGATTGAATGCTGAGCTATTAAAGCAGTATGTAGAATGGATAGGTACAAAGAGAATCCGAGCAATAGGTTTGGAATCTCCCTACAAGACTGGAGCAATGAACCCACTACCATGGACACAGAAATGGATTAGTGGGGCAGAGGTTCAAGTGGCACCACAGGAGACAGAGATTAGTTCTTATGTTGTCGGTGGTGTTAAAAAAGATGTTGACGAGAAGACCTTTAAGGGTATCTCGTTATAAATTATATTAATAGGAAATAATTATGAAAAAGAATGATATAGTGACAGTGATCACATTAGCTGGCGAGTTCGTTGGTAAGTTCGTATCAATAGAGAACGGATTAGAACTAGCAGATCCAAGAATGATCGTACAGTCTCAAGATGGACAGATGGGCTTTGCTAGAGGTATATGTCAGACTGGAGTAGAGAATCCAGAGGGCGTGACCTTTAACCAATACATGTTTGTCACAGAAACCAATACTGAAGTATCGAAAGCATACAGAAAAGCTACTTCTGGAATAGAATTAGTTTGATCCTTTGTATCTGTAATAATGTCCGTTC